TTAAACGTAGGTCTGTGACGTTTGATGAAATATCGTCCGCTACTTCCCCAGAAACCTCTGACCCTTTCACCACGGGGGAGAACATAATTAAAGTTCAAACCGAGAGTAACCCTGTTGGTTACCCCCCGATAGAACCTTGCTAAAGGGTTCTTATCCCGTTTGCATCCATGGCTAGTCTAGGCCTCCGAAAGTCGGAGTCCTGGAAAACAACCTAGACAAGATCAGGCCGGTTTGCAGACCACAGTCGTCTCATAAATAATAAACAGAGTAGTACTGGCGAGGCATCGAACACAAGTCCTTTTTACTATGGACTGGTCCTACGCTTCGAATACGAGACAGCTCTCTTAACCTTCTACGCAACTTCATCTGATGCGTCATTTTTGGGTTCGGTGTATAAACACCAGCGTGAGCCCTTTCACCTTTAGTTGGATCTGGTCTTCTATTGAGAATATACCAATAAATTGGACCCCAATTTTCTTCACACGGTTCAAATGTAGGTTGAATTTTATCTTTTAAATAATCAACCACTAAGTTCCGAAAGAAGAAATACTTCTCATCAAGAGAAGATAAACAAGAACCAGAATTCACCAAACTTGAAGCTTGGCGAAGGTCCTTCCAACTAGGCTCACCGTCGAGTCCTAACCCTCCGAATCGTTTAGGCAAATTATATGGAATCATATTCCTAATATCATCGGGCTGCTCATCAAGAGCACGAAAAACACCTTGTTTATAATAAAACTTGAAGTGTTCAAGGGCCTTCTCCACTACGTCTAGTGGCGCGTTCTCTAACTCGAATTTGAACGCCTTCAAGGATCCTTCATAATCAATTTTCGAAAGATCCACGCCCTCCCCGTCGCCTGAACTCGACCTATTGAGCGCTCGAGCGGCACCACAAAGGACTATGGGTACCTTTTTCCACACACGTGGATGCTCAATAGCTACGAAGTTACGTCGTATCTCTTCATCGGGATCATGCTCTTCAAAAGAATTTAAACACCATGCCCATCTTTGATTATGGGCTTGAGCATTTTTCAATGGGATGAATGAACGTGAATTCATTTGTATATAATTACGTTCCCACCACACCTTACCAGGTGATGGTTCCAAACCCATTATTTTCCCTACACGTTTCCATTCCTCTTGACAAGTTGGCGACGACTCAAACACACAGTCATCACCATTGATCAAAAGACCATTCCAATCGCGAGGATTCTCTTCCATGGCTATTTTGCATAAAGCATAATTTGCCAAACAGAGAACTGGAAACGAAGATACACTACCCATAAGCTGTCCCCTACATTGGTCTCGTATGATACCATCCGGGCCTTCACACTTAAAGCCCGTGAGGGAGCGTCTGAACAAATCGCTCCATACCTCCAGATCTTCAACGTCAGAATAGAATGTATTCATAAGTTCTTCAACAATCACTTCTGAAACCCAGGAGTGCAACCTATCGGTTGAACTGACGTAATCACCTGAGTTAAACACTCTACTCGGATCTGGGAACATACGATCCATTATGAGCTCCTCCTGAGGAGTACCCGTTAGCTCAAAAGTTGGAATACCTCGTAAGTATGCTCGCAGTGGATTAATAAACCCATTCATTACGAACATGAGGTGCGGTGGACACTTAGTAATCATTCTCACTTTTAGTGCCTCCGACAAACCAACCGGAGCTACCAACGGTTTCTCCTTAATTGCTGCCCTAAACTCTTTACGGAACATCATTTCATAATGATCTCTAACTGTACGAGTAACAAAAGCTAACTCTGGTCGTACCGATTTCACCCTCTTCCCCTCTACCAAAGCATCCACTATGCGCGGCGTATATTCACCGCGTATGTGCATGTGGTCGACGGTTGGGAATGTTTCCGGTTCGTCCAGATAGTTTTCTTCTCGTTTACTCGTAGCCTCAAAATATCTAAATAAATAGACGCCTAGACCTCCCGCATCATTACGTCCTAAGATGTAATTTGCAGATGTACTAGGTAAATGAGGTTCTCGATAGATATCATCATTGGTACACTTCTTGGATCCGATCACTTGTCGAACATAATAACGAATTTTCTGTTCAATTTGTGGATCGGGCGTTTGTTTGACACAATTAAATAGGTCATTGTACCAATCATCCATTTGTTCCTCCCGAGCTTCCATACCAGGGCGAGGTAAGGCACCTTTAACAGAGATTAACATAGTATTAAGAAAACATCTAAATTTCTCTGGGTACCTTTTCTTCATCGACTTAACGAATCTTTCACCTCTACCCGGCAGCAGAGCCCCCGGACTTTCCAGTCGACTAAACGATAAGTCGTGTTCATATGGTAAGTCCCACCAGTACCGCACAAATGACAAAATTTGAAATTTAATTGTCTTCATCCATGCGCGAGCCGAAATCGGATTTTTATAGCTCTGCAGCACTTTGTGCGAAATGCGCTCAGCACGACTCAGATTGTATTCTTTTTCGGAAGCAAAACCAAATATCTTCCATACTGAGTAAATGCGCGAATAGCTTTTAGCTATTAGAGACGAAACGATCGGTGCTGAAGGACGTTTAGGTGAGTCCTTGGGTACAATTTGGAACCCTGTCACCTTGTCCCCGATCGGGCTATTAGATAGCCTTTCAGCCGTGGCCTGTTTCACGAGCTGGTGTAAAAGACCAGCCGTCCAGACAGTTGAAATGTCTGTGCCGTGTAATATACCCGTATGAGTCGACCGAGCCGAAGTGCTCTGCGACACGATACCGGGTATCTCCTCCCAGGAATAAGGACCTTTGGAGTCCAAACCCCGGAGAGGGGGGGAGTCTATTTCCAATACGGCAG